TGCGAGTGAAGCTGTCCACGCCGCCGAGGGACTTCCCAGTCCGATCATCCACGAAGTCAGAACAGGACTTGAGAATCTTGAAGAAGGCGTTGTTGTCGCCTCCGCGGTTCGCGTCGATGGACTTGGCGAGGGCCTCGTAAGACAGCTTGCCGACGCTTTCCGCGGTCTGCATCATTGCCTTGAGAGAGATGGGTCGAGTGACCTGCTGGTGCCAGTAGACGCAAGCGGGCGGCTCCTGTCCCTTGTCACGGAAATAACCGAGGAAGGATTCAAGTCCCTGCTCGGTGAACAGGATGCAGAGCTCGAACTTGTTGGCGGCTGCCCAGTCCGCAAGGGTTCCGAGGGCGTGTGTCTTGCCTGTGCCGCCGAGACCCATGAGGCAGACCTTCGGGCCGGTAAGGGATCGCCGATCACCTGCTGTCGCGGCGGCTTGTGCTGCAATGGGTGCTGCTGACTCAGCCATAAGGCTTCCTTTCTGCATACGTTAAGTGGACTTCTAGCTCCCGCCGAAGGGCGGCAAGGGGAAGATCGCCAAGCAAGTACTCGAGATGCCCAACCAAGAAACTACCGGGAACGTTCCAGTGATCGTAATGCTGCGCGCAAGCAACTCGTGCGACTTCGAACGCCTTAGGCTTACCGCGGGAATCTTGTGCAACAATGCGTCCCCAGATATCGCCACACTCCGGACAGAAATAAGCTGTGGAGCTACGGTGCCAGCGAAGGTCGCTTCGGCCGCTGTCATACTCAAGCTCCCCGAGGAAGGACTTGCCGACGAAAGCAGCGGCGGAGTAGATTTCATGGAAGGTGCCGTCGGAGGCTGTCCACTGGAGAGTCTTAGCCATGCTCGATGTGGTACTGCTCCCAAAGAGTGTCTTCGATATCGTCGGAGTCAAGGAGGTCAACGCAGGCCTTGACGAGATCGGGGTCAGTGACCTGCGCGCCATCGTCTTCCGTATCGTCGCTGTAGTGGAACACAGTCACCTCGGTGATCCGCGGAGTGCTGCAGTCTCCGTCGGCGGCTGTCCCATCCTCCATCCCACCGCTTAGGTCAGCCGGCGTATACTCGATCTCCGCAGTCGCGGTGAAGTTGACGCAGTAGTCGCCAGCCTGATGCGCCGGATCGTTGACAGTGACGTAGTGCTCTAGCGATACGCTGACTTCATGCGGCATGATCTGACTCCTCGATAAGTGTTTCGGTGCGAGCGACTGGATCCCACTTTCTACGTTCGAATTGCTGCCGGAGCAGTGGCTCGGGACGTTGCATCTGGCAGACGCCGCGGAACTGACAGCCGCCGTACTCAGCGCAAGCGTGGTCAAGGTTCATGTCCCACTGACCAGACTCCCACGCGACGAGCATGCGCTTAATGTCGCGGTGAAGCTGCTCATACCAGCGGTCGATCATCCAGCCGGGTCGGTAGGTGATGGCTTGGAGGGTGTCGTACTTGGACTTGAGAATGCTGACGCCCCGAACAAGGAAGCCGTCAAGCTTAATCCCAGCGCATCGAGCACCCCAGACGTAGCCGGTGAACTGGCTGCGCAAGTCCCATTGTCTGGGCCAGCTAGCACCGAGTTGAGAAGTAGTCTTGTCATCTTCGCCAAGGTGCATCCCTTCATAGTCAACCATCATGTCCATGCGGCCTGAGTAGAGCAACGGATCGCCTGACTCAGGATGAATGATCTCCAGCGGCTCGAGGAAGGAGAACTCGATCCCGCGCTTGCCGCCGGGGAGAGTCATCGGGATTGCCTTGTCCGTGCCGAGGGGGTACTGGGAGAAGTAATACTCCAGCGCACCCGCGGTACGGTCAGCTGACTTGGCACTCTCAGGCGGGCACTCGAAGTCGCCGTAGGAGGTCAGGAGAGCCTGCAGGCCGAGGGCGATAGCGTCGTCGGGGGTACTGCCGTCGATGTAGAAGGCGACTCGGGCGGCTTCAAGGCCGGAAGCGTAGGCAGCTCCTGCCCGCAGGTGGACAGACGGCGACTGGGACTTCCAGTGCTGAACAAACTCGAGGTGGGCCTTGTGCGGGCAAGACTTGAAAGCCGCCATGATAGTGCTGTCGAGGACAGCGGGGAAAGGAGCGCGGGTCATTTGCAGACCATCCCGATCTCCGCTGATGGCTTGTCCTTGAGCAGTTCCCGGCAAGCGTTGCTGTTGATCTCGCTGAGGAGTATCGCGCCGAAGAAGATCAGCATAGCGAGTAGCCCCGTAAAACAAACTATTAGCATTTCATCTTTGTCCATCTAAGCCTCCTTAACTACGTTGATGTTACCGCAATTCCTTCGAATATTCTACTGGCGTAGGGAAAGTACCTCCCTCAAATACCGACAGATAGTACTCGTCCATGAATTTCCAGAGAGCTTCTTCACCCCCATTAACTAGCGTGTACATAGCTAGATTTGCGTTTAACCCTGATCCGTCGTAGTAACAGGGCTGTCCGTCGCAGTACTCGCACTCGAGATCGCTTGGAGTATGCCCTTCATACTGCGGTGTCTTTGAATGAAAACCAAGATCAGCAGGAAACGGTGGCCAGGCTTTCTCGTGGCTTCCCCAAACAAAGGTTTTGTCTACAGCGAACTTCGGCAACCACCCGGTAAACAGAAGAAATTGTACAGTACCCGCGTTTCCCTTGGCTAGGAAGCGTAGGTTGAGCCCGTGAACTCCGTGAGAACCGCCTGCGCCGGGAATGCAGCGATGCGAGCCGTGAATGCACTTGAAACGAATGCAGTCATAGCCGCGCTCGAATTTGACTAGGTGCTCCATCACATATCCCCGAGATCTGCCAGCATGTCGTCGGCAGAAGGGATCACGGCAATTGCGGTCTTGCGTTTGCTGGCCGCGGAAGCAACGGCGGCTTGGACTCTACCGGCGCGAAGGTACTTGATTGCCTCGCGCATCTCGTCAAGGGACAGCGTACCCGCGGCGGCTTTGAGTCGCCAGTCGGATATCTTGGCTTGGAGTTCAGCACTGATCGGGCTGGACATACGCGGTTCCTTTCTTGAGGATTGCTGTGAGTTGTTCAACTGCTTGGGGCGAGCCCGTGATCGTCAGTGCGCCCGGTTCGCTGCCGAGGTAGGGAGCAAGGTCGAGCCGCTTCTCTGTGAAGTAGAGGCGGAGCAGATCGGTGAGGAAGCGGGAGTAAGCTCCGTGAGGGACGCGGGCTTCGAGATCGCTCCAGAGATGCGCCGTGAGCTGAGTGTAGACAGGGAGCGGAAGCGCGAGGTTGAGCTGCTCACTGGGCACTGGATTCGGGCGGCGAGCCATCTCAGTCCTCCCAATCCAGCGGATCGTCCCAGAGGTACTCCGCGAACTCGACAAGGGAACCGTCTTCCTGCTCGACCTTGACCTCGTAGCCGCGCGACTCCAGCCGTGAGACCAGCATGTTGATCAGCTCGCCTTCGTTCGCGCCGACGATAGCCGCGCGTGTCCAGTCGTCCGAGAATGGTGCGCGTGCTTGGATTACGATCATAGTGCTAACTCCGTTTTGATGTTGACCTTGCAGGCATGGCTGAGTTCGCCAAGGATGTTCGTGCCAGCCGCGAGGGTGAGCAGATCATCTGCGTTCTCGCCGGCGAACAGGGTATCGACAGCCAGCTCCACTCGCTCGATGCCACCGTAGGCAAGGTGCGCGACCAGCTCACACGCCGGGGAATGAAGGCGCAGGCGATCAAGCTGTGCGTGGATTATGACTGTGCGTTGGGTGTGCCATTCTTGGCGAGGCTCAGGCTGCCGTGTCGTGCCAAGCCACCATGAGCCGCTGACCCGCTCGACCCTAGCGGGAGGAATGCCGGAGGCTTCGTCGCGCACTAGCCGCCTTGCGCCGGCGACTGACTTGTGGAGATACTCGGTGAAGTGTCCCAGGAGGGTCTCCGTATCCTCGTGGATCAGCGCTATGGACTGACCGCGCTGCCAGTTCTCTGGATTGGTGAACAGTGCCTGGGGTTGCGTCGGCGGCTCACCTCCGAGTCGCTGTTCCTTCTTGTGCTGCGCTGCCTTCTTATCTGCCTTGACGCGGGCGACTGCCTCGCTGACCAGTTGATCGAGCAGATCGTTTGTGCTTAGTTCTTCAGACACTGGATGAGCCTCCATTATGTGCTTGGATTATCACGCCATAATCCGCGCGATTAATAATTAGACCGTGACTTGCCCCGAAAGTTCCCAAGATATTGAGCCTCTGAGCCTAGGTGAAACTAGTGGCGGAGGGCCCTTGATGGGAAGCCCTCCGCATCTTCTAGCCGCCGCAGAGGAGGCTCATTTCGCCTGCGACTCGGAACGGGCAGGAGGCCACGTTCCTAGTACCGCAAGCCCCTCGTGGGGGCCTTTGGTACGACGCAACGCGGGAACTTAGATGTTGCCCAGCTCCGCATCCGCATCCACCTTCGCGGTTTTGGCGAGCTTCTCGTCCTCCATCCGCTTGATGATGATGCCAGTCTTCGTACCTGCCACGCGGAAGGAATCGTACAGGGCGCGACGCGTGAGCGCCGTGTCGCCGTCCAGCTTCTTCTGCAGGTAGGCCTTGACAGTCGCCTCGTCCTTGCCCGTCGCTTCCATGATCGCGCGAACGACCACAGACGCGCCGCTGACTCCGCCACCACCAGCCGCACGGCCCTTGCCCCACTTGCCCTGCTGGATCTCGTGGTTCAGGTCGTCGATCGCCAGCACCATGTCCTCTTCGGTCATGGGCTTGTCCGCCGGGGAAGCCAGCTCGTCACCGAACTTCTGCTCCGCGCCGTGGCCAGCGAACTGGGCCAGCAGGCTGAGCGGAAGCGCGATCACGCGCGAGGTTCCGTTGCGGAAGTCCATGCGAACGGAGATAGCGCCAGCGCTGAGCTGGATCACGTCGCCGGCGACTTCGATCTTGGACTCGTCGAGCAGGGTTTCTTTCAGGACTTTGCGCTTGCCAGCGAACTGCACCACGCGGCCGTCGCTCATCGTGACAGGGGTGTACTCGGTCTTGCTCTTGGTGGCAACTGCTTGCTCTTCAGCCATTCTGTTCTCCTAAAAGGACTCTTGATGCCGGCAGTCCTGCATTCCGGTTAGCGGAAAACCCGCTGGAAAGCCGCCGAAGCAGCTTGCCGGGAGATTCTCCTTAGTCGCCGAGCATTCCGTTCAGCTCGTCGAGTGCGTCCTCGACGCTGGACTGGGCGGCGTCAAGGTACTCCTTGATCTCGTCCAGCTGCTCGCTGACTTCGCCCTCTTGATCCTTCTCGGACAGGTCGTCGATCAGTTCCTCGCAGTCAGTAACCGCGTTGTTGGCCTCCTCAGCCAGCTTGCTGACCTTGTTCTTGAGTGCCGTGACTTTCGCTTTGTTCATTGTGAGCCTCAGATTGTGGAGAGTTTCAGGGGTTTCGTTGCGTCGAAGCGGAGGACTTCGATGTTCTGCAGGGTAGCCGGGCGACTGCCCACCACCGCGTTCGCCTTGCGGAATTTCTCAGCCGCATCCGCGTCACCGAAGAAGTGACCGAATTTGCCGCTACCATCAGGGTATTCACCCTGCACTAGGTATGCCATGATTGAGCCTCCTGAGCCTCGGGCACCATTGCCCGATATTGATTAGACCGAGACTGCCTCGGTTAGTTCCAAAGAATGTTGCCGGGGACGCAAGCGACCCGTCGGGCCGAACTTGGAGTCACCGATACGCTTGAGCGTGAGCACCGGGAACTTGGTGCGCTTCTCGAACCGCTGCGCGTAGGCGGCTGCCTGCTCGGGCGACTCGGCGGCGAAGGTCTGACCACGCAAGCGCTCGTCTCGAATGTAGGCGATGCGATAGAGGCCCATCAGAGTATCTCGCTCAGCAGAAGGAGCACTCCAATCAGCGCACAGCCCCAGCCGACCACCGCATCGGGACTGATCAGCGGAGGAATCTCGGCATCTTGCTCCACCAGCCGCCAGTGCCTCGGCATCTGCCGCAGCGTCGGATTGGGGCGATAGTCACGCCCGATGATTGGGTGCTTAGTCATTTCACATCCTTTCTCGTGTAGATAATCCAACGATGAGCGCGGATGCGCCCTCGCTGGGTGTGCTGCTTCGGGCGACTGTTCGGATAGGAAAATCCGCGATAGTGGACGGCGACTGCCGCTGGCCGAATCACCAGCTTCCGTTCCCGCACTGCGAAGCGACAGGCGTAGAACCCAGTCGCCTCATCCGTCCCTTCGAGACTCGCACCAAGGGACACCGCTCCGATCAGCCGGAGCATCTCCAGCTCCGAGCCGTTCAAGCGGAGCTGGTATTCCTGCACCACCTCACCAAGGCGGCTGATCTGTTCACTAAGTTCCTTGAAACGGGTTTTGTTCATCTAGGCCTCCATTGTCCGTTGCAACCGTTAGACACGCAGTTGCAACGGAAAGTTCCTCAGACCTCGACCCTGACTTCACCTTCGCGCTTCCGCGAGCCGGGTTTCTCGAAGGGCTGCCGCGAGGGATAGCCCTTTCCGTGTTTCCGTTCCTTCGGCTTCGTCACCCTCGCCTGAGCGATCAGCGCCTGGCGCTCCATCCGGTGCATCTGCTGCCCCCACAGGGGACTCCACTTTGCCATCTCGATCTCCTCAATGTGCCAGCAGAATTGCCGGCGTTACAGGTTGGACGGACTTGCTGAATGCCAGCTGACAATCCCTGTCGCATTGCGCCAGCAGCTCCGGGTCCCACTTCTTCGCCTCGGCGTAGGCATTGCTGACCTGATTGAATGCGTCAGCGAGAATTGCCAGCGCCCGCTGGCCGTGGATCGAACGATGCTTGCTCACGATCTCGTTCAGCACGGCGGCTGCCTGCTGACTCATCCCTGCGTTCAGCACCAGCGCGAACATGCTTCGCCCGTACTGCTTGACCAGCGGATGCGCCCACTCAGGGATGCCGTCCAGATCATCCTGTGTCGGCTGATCCGTTTGCGGAGCCTCCGCGCCATTCAGTTCTTCAGTCAATGTAGCCTCTCTTTTTCGCCAGTTCAGGATCAACCAGATCATCCAGGGTCTTATCGACCACAGCGATCTGATCCCGCTGCTTCGTCACGGCGGCGATCATCTTCCCCTCCGCCGTGAATAGTTCCGGATGCTCAGCACGGAACCGGGCAGAACTTTCCTCTGCCTCCGTTTCCGTCTTCACTTCCGGTAATGCTTGGTACGCGCCAGAGCCCTGCAGCACTCGGAAGACCGTGGTTTCGCCTACCCCAAGGGCCTTCGCAATTGCCATCTGGCTCCAGCGCTTCCGACCTCGCTCGTCGACTTCCGCCGCCATCCGCTTGATCTCAAGGGCGGCTGCAGCACTCAGAACTCGTTTCGTTCCCATTGTTGCTCCTTCGCGGAACTTTCCGCCCGAAGCAGCCCAACGGGGCCGCTTGGAGCGTAGGCTCAGACTCAGAACCAGCTTGGCGCTGTCGCCGGATCAGACCACTTCATTACCATGCTGAGGGACTTGTTGCGGTAGTAATGCCGATAGGCCTCGACGGTGCTGGATTGCCTGAATTCCTCGGGCATACACTGCGGCGGCTGAATCCAAGCCCCATTGCCAGGGAAGGCCAGATCGAGCTGCTGCAGTACATAGACCTCCGTGGCGTGCTGCTTGACGAAGCGCCTGCGCCATTCCGCGCCGAGTTCTTTGGCGTGCTCCAGCACCCAAGCGTAATGCTTGTCGCTCAAGCGCGTCCACACAGCGCAGGGATGATTCTGGTGCGTGGGCTTATAGCGCACTGGTCTGCCCACGCTATGCCAAGCGGTACTCATGAGCTGCGCCGACTCGATGAGCATTTTGCCAATGTGCTTGTCGCATAGCGCTCGGGCGGCTTCACCTGGGTCAGTCGAGACAAAGAAGATATTCATCGCCTAGACCAGCCGCTCAATGACTGCGTACTCATCCGCGTTCTTGGGCAGGAAGCTCTCGGCGCGAAGCGGCTGAAGCTGCATCCCTGAGTCGAGATGGTTCGTGAGCTGCACTCGCACCAAGGGAATCCCCGCCTCGCGACAAGCCCTGATCACGCCCGCCTCTGTTGCCGCGCCTGACGTATAGCCCCAAGTCACTTCGACCACGCGCGTGAGCGGCCAGAGCTGATTGATCCAGTCGGAGTTGCTCGACCACGGGCCTTTGCGCTTGTCCACTTCTCCGTCCTCGAGCTTGAACTCGCAGAGCTTGCCGCCGTAGCCGGTCTCGTTGCCCGGAGACCAGTGGGCGAAGTTCGCGTACTCGCCTGCGAGGCCGAGGTACGTCACTCCGTGCTGCGTTTTCCGCGACTGGTAACGCAAGGTATCCAGTGCCGGTTCCTCGTCCCACTCGACGACGAAGCGCGGATCATTTCCGCAGCCCTCCATCCAGTCAATCCTGATGCTCTTGATGTTCGGCATATGAGCCTCCAATAAATGGCAAGTCGCCATCGCGCAAGGGACGCTTACGAATCCCTTGCACGCGGACTACTCAGCCTTGAGCATCTCGTTCAGCTCTTTCTTGATCCGCCGAGCATCTTCTCCTGTCCAGCGTCCTGCGTTACTGAGAAAGTACAGCACAATGCTCCGTGCATCGTCTGCGTAAAACTTGTCTTGCAGCGTGTGCACTTGCGTCATTGCGCTCAGATACGGCAATGCGTGGACAGACGGATTTGCCCACTTCACCGAAATCTCCCTTGCGATCACGGACAACTTGCGAACTTCAGCCATTCGAGCCTCCATCGTTGCGGGCAGCATCTCGGCGGCTGCCCATTGCGCCGTCTTACCCCTTCCGCTGCACATCCGCCAGCACTTGCCTTGCCAGCCTCGCCACAGCTGCCTCGGGCTTGCCGTAGGCATGGCACCTGCTCGCCACTCGCCCGGTAAGGCCCATAAATATCCCTTGCCACTCCGCGCCATGCGGCCGAATCCTCTGCCGCCCGAAGATCTGATGCGCTACGATATGCGCTATCTCGTGCGGAATAGTATCCTCCACCATATCCTTGGCATTGCTCAGGCAGTAGTCTGGGTGCAGTTCCACTCGCGAATCCGGGCCATAGTACGCCATCCCAGCCGTCGCGCCCATGCGCCGGAACTCCAGCCGCACTCGCTTCGTCTGCGGCCATACCACCTGAGCCCTCGCCCACCACGCCTCGTAGCGGGCGGCTATCACTTCCTTCAGCCTTGCATCCATCTGAGCCTCCGTTTGCATCATACCCATTAGACCAGCTCTTGCCCGATTAGTTCCGCAGACATTGAGTCTCCGCTTCCCCTCCTCCCCTCCCTTCCCCTCCTCCCCCTATTCCCGGCATCCATCCCTAGCCCAGTATCCCTGTGTCTATGTATCTCAGTAATAAGAAAAAAAAATAAAATTAAAAACTGACTGATACACTCGGACACTACGATGGATTTTTGTGCCGGCAACAGGGGGAGGAGGGGACGGAGGAGAAGGAGGAGGATTTAATCCGGGCCTGTTATGCCCGGATAATCCGCGTGAGTTATTCCGAAAACTCTATCCCAAGGGCCTGCCACGCCTCGCAGCAATAAGTCACGATAACCGTTCCGCAGGGTTTCGTATCGTACAGCCAGCACTCGCCGCCCTCGTCCGTTTCACGCACCAGCCGCGTGATCGCATCTTGTTTCAATTGCAAGAATTTCTGAATCGTCGGAATTGGCGCGAGCATGATTGTCTCGCTTTCAACGTACCGGACTCGGTAAAGTTCCATCTCACTCTCCTATCAACGCGCCCGACTAGGCGCATAATGGGGCGGACTGTCACTCCGCCCGATATGCGTCCGGCGTTACTCGCCCTTGGCAATCGCCTCGCAGGTGAGGTTGGCGATATGGGCCTCGGCCTCCGCGTAGGTCTTCCCGAGAGCCGTGGCGAGGGCGAGGATTGCCGGATTCTGTTTCGGTGCCTTGGTTGTCGATGCGCGCAGGTTCCACGCATCCGTGCCCGACTGGTAGTGCTCGGCCAACTCGAGCACGGCCTCCCTGCGCATCGCCTCCGTGACGGTGAAGCCGTTGGTCTCGCTCTTCGGGATTGCCGCTGCGTCGCCCAGCCGTGCCATGAAGCCGTGCATTATGGCGTGCTCGCGGATACTGGTGTTAACATTGCTGGCATCAAAAACGATGGGCGTCAGATCGCCCTCGAACGTGAACGTGATCAGGTGACCACTGACTGACTTCTTCATGATGAGCCTCCGTTGTTTGCGTTATGTTTCGGCTTGCACACATATGACCAACGCATTCCGAAACAGTTCCCGCTGTTACAATTAGTTACAATTATGACGGAAACCCGACATGCGCCTGATCCACTGTTGCATCCGCGCCACTTGTTGCGCCGATACCACAGCCGCGTCGGGCCGAGCCATGCACCACGGCTGGGCATTCAATCCGTTGATGCGGCATTGCAGCAATTCAATGCCCAGTTTTGGTGCGCGCTTGCCCACACCAGCCGCATGGGTATTTCAGGGTACGGGGGGGAAAATTAAACTTGCGCGCAAAATCGTTAAATGCATCCTGAAATAGTTTAGCGGAAATAATTACACGCGCGGATTATGCGGACATAATGGGAGCGAACATCATCCAGACCCCCGGCGGGGAACTTTCCGGCCAAGGCCAAGGTCTAACGGGCATGGAACTGGACGCGGAACTCGATCAGCTGGCGGCGCAAGGGGCGACTCACGCGCCTACGATGGGGCAGCTGGATAAGATTCGGTATACGCACACGGATATGATTGACTATATCATCATGAATCCGGGGTGTGGGCTGAAGGAGTTGGCGCTCCGGTACGGGTACAGCATTGGCTGGATCTCGAATATTCAGGCGAGTGATGCCTGGAAGTCGGCGATGGCGAAGCGGCGCGAGGAGCTGGTCGATCCGATCATGCACGCGTCGATTCAGGAGAGGTTTGAGGGCATCACGGCGTTGAGCCTTGAGAGGCTCAAGGAAAAGCTGGAACAGCCCCAGGTATCGGATAACGTGGTGCTCCGGGCGGTGGAACTGGGTGCGAAGGCGATGGGGATAGGTGGGAATGCGCCGCCGCCGCCTCCGCCGGGGGCTGACCATCTCGCGAAGCTCGCGGATCGGCTGATTGCATTGCAGGCTAACGTACGGAAAGGAGTTACGCTAGATGGCGAAGTCACAGTCGTATACGAAGGGGCCTAAAGTGCCGAAGGGCGGCTCGGAGGGCGGGTATCGCAAGGGCGTGCCGGGACAGTACGTCGCCCGCGCGCTGATGGGAGTGAATCCCAAAACGACCCAGTTCGAGCCCACCGCCGCCGAGCCGGTGCGGCTGCACTATAAGATGGCCGGCGGCTGCTGAATGGCGAAGATTCGATCCCGCGCACCTTATCGCGCGCCCTTAGGTCAACCCGCCGGCGGGACTCGGTTGAGCCCCCTTCGCAGTCGCCCTGCGAAAGTCCGAGTCCGTGCGCCGCGCCTTGGGAAAGGACGGTGATCTAGCGTGCTAAAGGGGACATTCGATGAGCGGAACCGCCCTTGCCCTTCCTGACGCCGCAACAGCAGAAAGCTGAAATGGCCCATCTAGCGCAGGGGCGGATTCCCTTTTACTATTCGGAGAAGGACATAGCCGCTGGGAAGGCCGCCGAGAGCGTGCCAGAGAGTCATCTGCGCGCACTCGCGGAGGCGCACCGGACGGGGCTGGAAACGCGGGCCCTCCGCCCAGACGTGAGTGAGTACGTCCTCGCCAATGCGCTGAGGGAGAACCGGGTAGACTTCGGCGTGAATCCGGACAGTGAGCTGGATTACGTCCAGCGGAAAGTTCCGGCTTACATGCAAGTCGCCGGCAAGTACGAGGAGAAGCGGGCGGAATTGCTGAAGAAACTCGGCCCCAATGCGATCGAGACTGACTCAGACATACACCCCGAGCTCGCCGCCTTTGATGACGACGTAGGCTACGCGGCGCATAAGGCGATTGGGATACTCTCCGCGAAGCAACGCCCCGACCGCTCCGCTGAGGAGGTTATTCGCCGCTGGAACGGCGGCGGCCCGTTGAGCTATCGCCACCAGCGCCACGTCAAGGACATGCACAAGATGCTTCAGCACCCGGCCAACTCTCGCGTGCTGGAGATGTACAATTCCTTCCTCCGCCCCCAACGCAGCACCTCGGCCGAATGAGCAGCCGCCAGGTCTTGGAGCCCAAAAATGCCGGTGAAACCCTCTCGCTCGTCTTCGACTTCGCGTCCCAGCTCATCGTTGGCGAAACAGTCAGCTCAGCGACAGCTAGCTGCTCTGTCTATTCCGGCACGGACGCCTCGCCGAGCAGCGTCCTCTCCGGCTCCGCGACGGTCAGTGGGACGCAAGTAACCCAGAAGGTGACCGGCGGCACGGCAGGGGTAACCTACGTCATCTCAGTCGCCGCGACCACCTCCGACAGCAACATCATCACCATCCTCGGCTACCTCGTCGTGCTGCCAGCTACCATATGATGCTCGCACTCGGAACAGTCTCACCACTTGGCACGGCGGCTGCACCGGCGAGATTTTCTTTTTGCAGAGCCGCAGTTTCTCAAAACCCGGTTTTGCTTTTCCTCTTGCTCGCTTTTAGCGCGCTGTGCGCGCAATTGGGGGCCTAATGGAAAAGGTCAAACTCAACGCAGATATCATCGAGGCCTTCGCGGGGACTTTTATCTCTCCGCGTTACGATGATGCAAAGCCGACTCCGAAGTTCCATCGGTCTGCGTGGGAACTTTACTCTTCGACGTTTCCGTCGTGCATGGTCGTAGCTCCTCGCGACCATGCGAAATCGACTGGGCTGACTACGGACTACATCCTAGCCGAGTGCCTGTTCCGCACTAGCGATTACGTGATCCTTGTCGGTTCGACGGAGGATGGAGCAGCTGAGCAACTCGGTAACATCACCGAGGAACTTACTGAGAACGAAGACCTGATCAGGGAATTCGGTGTCAAGAAGTTCCTTCGCACAGCCAACACCGATGTGATCTGTGAGATGCAGGATGGCTGGCGTTTCCGCATTATCGCCAAGGGTGCTGAGCAGCGCATTCGTGGTCGCCTTTGGAAAGGCAAGCGTCCTAACCTCCTCGTCTGCGATGACATGGAAGATGACGAACAGGTTGAGAACGCTGATCGTCGCGCTAAGTTCCGCCGTTGGTTCTTCCGCGCGGCAAAGCAAGCGCTGAGCAAGTCTGGCAAGATTCGTGTCCACGGTACGATTCTCCATGAAGACTCTCTCCTTTCCAGGCTGCGCAAAAATGGAACTTGGAAACATCTCTTTTACGCTGCCCATACTAGTTTTGACGATTTCTCTAATATTCTCTGGCCCGAGCGGTGGAGTGAGGAGCAGCTTCGCTCGAGGCGTCAAGAGTTTATTGAGGACGGGGATTCTGCTGGCTATTCCCAAGAATTTCTCAATAACCCTCTTGACCACACTGACGCTTTCTTGAAACAAGCCGACTTCCTCCCGATGAAGGAAGACGACTACGAGGCTGATAAAATTATTTGTGCAGCTGCAGATTTTGCTGTATCTAAGGCGGACAAAGCTAACCGCACTTCTTTCACAATCGGCGGCAAGGATGTACTCAACCTGCTCCATTTCATCGACCAACGTGTAGGTCGCTGGGATCCAGTCGAGTGGATTGACCAGATGTTTTCCATTCAGCAACGCTGGAATCCTGAAGTTTTCTGGGTAGAGGATGGTGTGATCTGGAAATCTGTCAAGTCCATGATCTACCGCGAGATGCAGGTACGGGATATAAGGATAAACTTTGAGGCCATACTTCCTGTCAAGGACAAAGCAACCCGCGGTCGCAGCTACCAGAAGCGTATGCGCGCTGGTCAGTGTCGATTCGACAAAAAAGCTGAGTGGTATCCCGGATTCGAGCAAGAAAACCTCCGATTTACCGGCACTGCTGCGGCCACCCTTGACGACCAATTCGACTCGGCAGCGCTCTTAAGCCGCGGCTTTGAAGATTTCGCTCACGTTGAGCCGGAAGATTTCTTCACTGAAGACGACTGGGAAATGGAAATGGGTTTCAAGCGGCGCGGCCGAGCTGCGCATAATGACGGGCGCTCACAGGTGACTGGATACTAATGCTTACGCTTGAGAACAAGATCACTCTAGACGACGCGACTATCGCTTCGCCGAACCTTACTAAGTTTTTCAGTGATGACGACCTGACTAAACTTGGTACGTTCTGCTGGGAGGGCTACGATCGAGACGAGCATTCTCGTGCGCATTGGCTTAAGCGTAATGAAGCTGGCATGGACTTGGCCCTTCAGATCCAAAAAGAGAAAACTTTCCCGTGGCCGGGTAGTGCTAACGTAGCTTTCCCACTGGTGACGATTGCTGCGATGCAGTTCCACGCTCGCGCCTACCCCGCGATTGTCAACGGGGAAGATCTCGTCAAGTGCACCGTGTTTCCGCCGGACGCTGATGGACAGAAAGCCGCCCGCGCAGACCGCGTCTCTACGCACATGTCGTGGCAGCTGCTGTACGAAGACAAAGCCTGGGAAGAGCAGGAAGATAAGGCGATTCTGAACGTCAGCATCGTCGGGACGAACTTTAAAAAGACCTATTACTCCCCTTCCGCCGGCCATAACGTAAGCGAACTCGTCCTCGCCAAAGACTTGGTGCTCAATTACTGGGCCAAGTCGGTCGAGACCTGCGAGCGGAAGACTCACCGCATTCCTAAGTACCGGAACGAAGTCCATGAGAGTGTTCTGCGCGGCATCTGGCGTGATATTCTCGAGGAAACTTGGTACACTCAGACCCCTGCGCCGAAGCAAACTACGCAGCAGATCGAGCAAGACAAGCGCCAAGGCCTCACGCCTCCGCAGCCGGATCAGATCACTTCGTTGCTCTTCCTTGAGCAGCACGTTAACGTAGATCTGGATCAGGACGGTTACGCGGAGCCCTACATCATCACGTTTGAAGAGAACTCTAAGACCGTCGTTCGCATAGTGACGCGGTTTAACTCTGCCAAAGATATCGAACGTGTTGCTTCCGGCAAGCGCAAAGGGCAGATAATCAAGATTAAAGCCGGAGAATACTTTACGCCGAAGACCTTCATACCCTCACCTGATGGTGGAATCTATGGCATCGGTTTCGGAGTATTCCTTGGCCCCCTTAATGAATCGGTGAACTCGCTGGTCAATATGCTGCTGGACGCTGGCACTATGCAGACGACGGCCGGCGGCTTCCTCGCGCGTGGGGCGAAGATTCGTGGTGGCGTCTATACCATCGCGCCCTTTGAGTGGAAGCGTGTTGACTCCACTGGCGACGATCTGCGTAAGTCCATCTTCCCGCTGCCCGTCAACGCTCCCTCGGATGTGCTGTTCCAGCTGCTCAACCTGCTGATCAACTACACCAGCCGTGTCGCAGGCACTACGGACATAACCGTGGGCGAGAACCCTGGCCAGAATACCCCGGCAGCGACGACCCAGACTATGGTGGAGATGGGCCAGAAAATCTACACCGCAATATTCAAGCGCATCTGGCGTTCGACGAAAGAGGAGTTCCAAAAACTCTATGCCCTCAACTCTGTCTTCCTATCGCTCGACGCTCCGCAGGTTGGAGGAGCGACTCGTATGGATTATCTACTGCCTGACACCAGCATTGCTCCCGTGGCTGATCCTAACGTCACTAGCGATTCTATGCGGATTACTCTGGCCACGACAGTAAAGGCTGCCGCCGCCACGACGCCCGGCTATAACACAGACGAAGTCGAACGCCGTTATCTCAAGGCGCTTCGCGTCGATGCAATCGAGCAAGTCTTCAAGGGTACTGCCGGATCGCCGCCGCCGAAAGATCCGAAACTGGTTATCGCCGAAACGAAGCTTCAGGGTGAGATGCAGATGCAGGCGGCAGAACTTCAAGCACGTGAGCAAGAGTTCATCATGGAACTCATGGAAGACCGTCGAGTTAATAACGCCAAGATTGTCGAGCTGATGGCGAAGGCCGACCAAGCCTCTGCAAACGCACAGAGCGAGCAAGCCTACGCACAAGTCGCCGCGATCAACGCACAGATTTCTATGGCCAAAGAAAGCAATTCCAAGATCAGCTCTCGCATCGACCACTTGATTCGCGTTGCTGAGCTTCGCAGTCAGCACGCTATCGGAATGAAGGCCGCGTCAAAGACTCCGGAGAAAGCAAGTGCTTGAACGTGCGCTGACTGAGGAAGAATTCAATGCTTGGAAACTCCATCCGGGCACTAAGGCGCTCATGCGGATTCTCTCCGCCAAGCGCGAGGAACTTCGTCAGCAGTGGGAAGGTGGCTCCTTCACCGATTATACTAAAGATACTACAGTCCTAGTGAACGTGGGTAACTTGGGCACGTGCAAGGGATACGCCTTTGTCACGGATTTCACCTACGAGCAATATATAGCGGAGATAGAAGATGGAGAACAATTCGGGTCTGGCCCCGCAGGGGGTAGCAGTGCTGATCAAACCGTATGAACCAGAGCGACGAGGCGCGCAAATTGTGATTCCAGAGAACGTCCAAGGCCGCATGGCTATGGTTGATAGTCGCGCGATTGTCGTGGCTATCGGGCCGAGCGCTTGGCATGATGAGCCTACAGCGCGAGCGCAAGTGGGCGACAAGGTTCTGGTTTCCAAGTTTTCGGGCTTCATGGCTAAAGGGCCGAAGGATGGCGAGGTCTACCGTCTGGTAAATGACCGAGATATTTTCTGTTCCATTACGCATGAGGAGCCTGAGCATGTCTGACGAAACCGTTGTGACTAGTACGGCTGAGCCGGATGTGCAAGCTCGTGCAGAGAAAATGGGCTGGATTCCTCCCGCGCGTTTCAAGGGTGACCCCGAGGGCTTCGTCGATGCACAGGATTATCTCGAGCGTGGCGAAACGGTGCTGCCGATTGTCAAGGCACAAAATCGTCGGCTGGAGTCAGAACTCGCGCGGTTGCAGGCCAGCGATGCTGCGACGAAGGCAGCACTGGCTAAGGCTAACGAAGCCATTGAGGAGATGCAAGAACGGCATTCTGTGGAAACGCAGAAGGCTATTGAACGGGCTCGTAAAGAGGTGAAGGAACAGCTGGCTCTCGCGAGTGAAGCGGGAGATCACGCTGGTGTTGCGGAGTTGACGGACAAGCTCACGCAGATGACTGCGGCGGAAAAGGAAGCGAAGGAGGAGAAGAAAGAAGTTGCTGCTGCTCCTGCCGCCTACGTCCCGCCGGCTGAACTCGTTGAGTGGAACGCGGAGAACACCTGGTTCGGCAAGGATCGTCGCAAGACTGCCTTGGCCCTCGGCATCGCGCAAGAACTGCGGGAAGGCGGCGATAAGTCTATCGGTCGGGAATTCTTCGATAAGGTTTCGGCGGAACTGGAAAAGACTCTCGGAGGCCGCGAGGAAGAAGCTACCCCCGCCAGCAAAGTCGAAGGCGCTCGAAACGGAAGCGACGTTGACAATCGTGCGGGTAGCCGCAAGGGATACTCCTCCCTGCCTTCTGATGCCAAAGCCGCCTGCGATGCCGATGCTCGCCAGTTCGTCGGCCCGAACAAGAAGTACAAGACTCAAGCTGAGTGGCGCAGCCGCTACGCTGAACTCTATTTTCAAGGATAATAATCATGGCCCTCAAAGAACTTAATCCGGCATCGGATAACCTGAAAACGGCGGCCGCCGAACGTAAGCGCATTCCGATGAGCGTCCCGGTGCAGAAGCTGGAAGTTCCTGACCTTCCGGGGTACCACTTGCATTGGTTCGTGGGGTCTCCTGAGCGTCTTCAGCGAGCCCACGATGGCGGCTATGAGTTTGTAGATGAACGCGATGTAGTTATGAATAACACCACGCTGGGCGGGACTTCTACCCGTACCGGTAACACTGACATGGGCTCGCGCGTAAGCGTCGTGTCAGGTCAAGAGATAGGTCGTGATGGACAGCCAACTCGGCTGGTGCTTATGAAAATCAGGCAAGAGTGGTATGAGGAAGATCAGAAGCTAGTAGAACAGCGTAACCAACAAGTAGTTGACACGCTTCTCGGCGGGATGCAGACGGGTACTGGAGATACGTCGCATCGCTACGTTGATAAGACGCGGACGACTATACCTGACTTTTTCAAACCCAAGCGGCCCCGCGCTGCTTAATACTCTACGGAGGTTTTCATGGCTAACGCCAACCGTCCGTCCGGCTTCACTCCTGTTCAATACCTGAACGGGGCAGCTTGGAACGGACAAGCCCGAACCTACTCGATCGCAGCGAGCTACAGTACAGCGCTGTATATCGGTGATCCGGTTATTTCCAGTGGTACGTCGGACGCCAATGGTGTTCCTGGCATTGCGATCGGTGCAACTACCGGCGCACTGCGAGGCGTCATTGTCGGCCTTGGCAAGTACGAAGGTCTGATGGCTAACCCGAGCAACCTGGATATTACCTATCGTCCGGCCTCTGATCCGGCGGTGTGGTACGCTATGGTTGTAGACGATCCGAATGTGCTCTTTGAGCTTCAGGAAGAGTCCAACGGAACGCAGCTGGCGGCCACTGAGGTGGGTCTCAACACCATCTCGAAGTCGGGCACTGGTAGCGGTTACATCTCGGGCTGGCAACTGCCGAGCACTACCGGCGCGACTGCAGCTACCACGGCGACTCTGCAGCTTCGGCTGTTTGGTCTGTCCCGCAAACCCAACAACGCCTTTGGTGCATATGCCAAGTGGCTTGTTCAGATCAACGTTCACGAGCTTGCGCATGGTACCGGCGCGGCTGGTGTCTAAGGGAGATAGATCATGGCTGGTGGTGTAATCAACACTGGATCACATCCGAAACTGCTCTGGCCCGGAGTCTTTACGACTTGGGGTCAGATGTACGATCAACATACGAAGGAGTATGAGGATCTGTACGATATCAAGTCTTCGGACAAAGCCTACGAGCAGGCTGTGCAAGTCACTCCCTTTGGCCCGGCAGTTGTTAAGGGTCAAGGTGCTCCGGTTACTTACGACAGCGAAATCCAAGGTATCGTTACGACCTACACGCACGTTGCTTATGCGTTGGGTTATATCGTGACCTTTGAAGAGCTGCGTGACAACCAGTACAAGGAAGTCGCAACGCGCCGGGCAGAGTCGAATGCGTTCTCTATGACGCAGACGATCGAGCTGGTTGCCGCGGTTCCTTACAATACTGCGTTTGTCACCACTTCGTTTGTGACGGGTGACGCAGCAGCGCTGATCTCGACCGCGCACGTTAACGCAACTGGCGGCACTTACAGCAACGCGCTGTCGCCGGCGGCCGACCTGTCCGAAGCGTCGCTCGAAGATCTGACCATTCAGATCATGGGCACGCAGAACGACACTGGTCTGCTGATCAACATCATGCCGGAGTCGCTGCACGTTTCGCGTCAGGAATGGTACAACGCCAACCGCATTCTGGGTTCGGTGCTCCAGTCCGACAGCGCGAACAACAACATCAACGTGCTGAAGGCGACGAACGTGTTCCCCAAGGGGATCAAGATGAACCACTATTTCACCAGTGCTCATCCTTGGTTCATTCGGACGAACTGCCCGAACGGCATGACGTTCTTCTGGCGCGACGAGCCGATGTTCGATCAGGACAACGACTTCGACACCAAGAACGCGAAGGCAGCTAGCTACATGCGATTCAGCGTGGGTTGTACCGACCCGCGGGGAATCTTTGGTAGCAATGGCCCGTAAGTAGGGTTATTATGCGCGTGGGTTATGATTCAATAATCCGCGCGCATTCATAAACCTATTTCGCAGTAGCGTGCCAGCGCCTTCTGGCATATCTGGGAAACCAGCGCAAAGGAGAAGTAAATGCCTATCGGCGGAGCAATCTCGAATTATCCTCAGGGTTTTACCTACGGAATCAACGTCCGTGGTATGCCCCTGCTTCAGATGCAAAACGGCAATGTGTACTGGCTGGACAACTCCAGCGTCCTCAGCACCCCGCAATCAGTCGCCGGTTCGGATGGCAACCGCGGAACGTACCAGCGGCCGTTCTCCACTCTCGCGGGTGCACTGGGCTTCTGCGCTCAAGGCCGCGGAGACATTATCATAGTTGGCTCTGGCCACCGCGAGACCATCTCTAACGCGACTACGGTTGCGCTGAACGTTGCAGGCGTTGCGGTTATCGGTCAAGGCGCGGGTCTGTTCCGTCCGACCTTTATACTGGACACCGCAGCTACGGCGAATATCCCGGTGCGTTCTGCTGCAATGTCGATCCAGAACTGCCTGTTCCTCGCCAACTTCGCAGACATTACTTCGCTGTTCACCGCGAATAGCGCCAGCGTCACCGCGTCGATTGCTACGACTGTCATGACTGTCACCGTCGTCGGCAGCGGCACGCTGTACCCCGGAGCTTCCGTGATGGGAACTGGCATTCTGCCTGGGACTATCATTCTGAGCCAGACTTCCGGCACCACTGGTGGCGTGGGTGTCTACGAGGTCAGTGTCTCCCAGACCTTCAGTTCGGGCACGATTACTACCGGCGCGCAGGATCTTTCAATCGACAACTGCGAGTTCCGAGATATTTCGAGCAGCCTGAACTTCATCACCCTGCTCACCGGATCTGCTTCCGCGAACGCGCTGAGCGGCCTGCAATTCACCCGTAACATGATCTCCAGCCTGGGCACGACCGCAGCCACCACCGCGATCAAGACCGTCGCTGCGCAAGACCGGGTGCGGATTGCTGACAACGCCGGCAACTGGGCAGTGTTGAACGATACCGCGGCTATGCTGGCGACTGCTGCTACGAGCATCACGAACTTTGAATTCGCTCGTAACAGCATCAATCGTCCGAATACTTCGACGACCAGTGGTCTGGCAATCTCGACTTCCGGTACGGCGTGGACGGGCCAGTGTTACGACAACCGTATTTGGGGCCTTGACGCAACTGCCCAGATCTGGATCGACACTGGCACGAAGCTCGCGTTCAACCAGAACTTCTGCCCGATTACTGGTGCCGCGGACAAGTCTGGCCTCATCAACCCCGCTGCTGTTTAATCAACCTCAGGGGGCTTCGGCCCCCGATTAAGGAGCAGATATGCGTCCAATTCTTGTCAGCTATACGCCACTCGCGGCAAGTGCTACTTACTTCGCGACCGGACTTACCGGAGCGACGGGTACGCTTTCGACTAACGCAGTTACCGATAACCTTGGGCACCAGTTCACGCTGACCTCGGCGGCTAACCTGTCCGGCATTAACATGACGCTGGTTGGTCTGGACGCCGATGGGCAGGCGCAGACGGAGGTTATCGCAGGCCCGAACGCGAATACGGTCACGAGTGTCAAGTTCTTCAGCCGTATCAATACGATCACTTTCGCCTCCACGCTCGGCGCTAACACGATGAACGTAGGACTTAGTGCCATCGCTGTAAGCCAGACGATTCCGATGAACTACATGCAGGCCAATTGGAATGCTTCGTTCATGACGGAAATTTCGGGGACGCTCAACTATGACCTAGAGTACACCGAACAGGCGATCTATGACACACAGCCTTCCACGCTTGTCTGGTTCAACCATGCGTCGATAGTCAACGAAACGACTAACACTGACGGTTCGACTACCTCGCCCATTCGTGCAGTACGCCTTGCGATTAACTCACTTACCGGCGGGGCTACTGCGTCTCTAACAATTCTCCAAGGGTTGGGAAGCTAACATGGCACTCGGACAAGTGGAACAACTGTGACCGTTGCTGGCATTTGCTGACTTTCTGGCAGATCCGAAGAGTTTCGAGAAATCCCTTGCGGGTCTTCGTGAGATGCCCTGCAATGGTGGAAAGAAGCAGCAACCGATCTTATTGCAACCTTGACTAAACGGTGATCCATGACAACTCCCAGCGACAACACTCCGATTTCTATAATCCAAGACGCTTACATGGATGCGGGCTTGCTGCAGCAAGGCGAGACTGTCAATGGAGAGCAGATTGTCGCTGGCCTCCGCAAGCTTACCGATATGACGAACCTCTGGCAGACGCAGGGGTTGAAGCTTTGGCTGAACGTGGATACGCCGATCACGTTGGTAGCGGGGACGAGTACCTATACTCTGGGGCTGGCCGGCACCGTAGTCATGACGAAGCCCCTTCGGGTGCTGGAAGCGTGGTATACTGACGTGAACGATATCCGCCGCCCGCTGGTGCCGATGAGCTGGAATGACTATTCGCGCCTGTCCCAGATCGTGCAGACCGGAGCGATCAATAGCTACTTTGTGAATAAGGAAGACCTGTTGTTGAGTGTGTTCTTCTGGTTGGTGCCAGATGCTACCGCGGCGACGGGGACTGCCCACCTTCTGCTGCAAGAGCAAGTGGTCAATGCGATTTCTGTGACCGAGACGATGAACTTTCCGCTCGAGTGGCGAATTGCGCTTCGTTGGGGGCTGGCCGACGAAATCTCCACGGGCCAGCCGCAAGCTATTATGGATCGGTGCCAGCAACGCGCGCTGACCTATCGCACGGCGCTCGAGGACTGGGACGTGGAAGACGTTGCGACGCGCTTTACGCCTGATTCACGTAGTCAATACTTCACTGGGAACTTCCGATAATGCCTCAGGCACAAACAGTCGCCGTTCCGACTCGGTTGCCGCTGGTGATCGAAGCGGAGAACCGGGATGAGACTACAAGCAAGGATGCTAAGCTCATCAACGCCTACGTGGAGAAGAATCCGCGCACGGAGGAGTACTGGATATTCAAGCGTCCGGGACTTCTGCAATATGGTTCGACCTTGAGTGGCGTTGGGCGTGGTGTGTACAACTGGCAGGGGGACATTTACTCCATATTTGGTTCAACGCTGTATAAGAATGGAGTGTCTGTCGCGACCGGACTGAACACCGCTAACGGCGTGTATCGGTTCTCGCAGTGCCTTGGTGCAACGCCGCGGATGCAGTTGGGCAATGGAACGGCGACTTACAATTACGACAGCGGTGCAGGACTCGTCGCAATGGCAGGGGTTAACTTTCCGTCGCCGGCAGTCAAGGGAATCGGCTACCTCGATGGTAAGATTTATCTGCTCAACTCCGCTTCGGAAGTTCGTGGCACGAGTGGCCTAAACGATCCGACGGACTGGACTGACGCAACGAATACGCTGACTGCCCAGATCGAACCGGACTCGGCGGTGTTCCTTGCTAAGCAGCTGGTCTACATGCTGGTGCTGAGTGAGTGGTCTGGGGAAGTGTTTTACGATGCGGCGAACCCGTCGGGGCAGAGTCCCCTTGGCCCGGTGCAGGGTGCGAAGGTAAACTACGGCTGCGTCAACGGAGATTCAGTCCAGGAGATCGACGGTAACCTTTTCTGGCTCGCGACTAATCGTTCCTCCGCGGTACAGGTAATGATGCTCGAAAACCTGAAGCCGCTGATTGTTTCGACGAAGCCGATTGAGCGACTGCTTAATGACGTAGTGGATTTCACCAGCGTCTACTCATTCGGACTGAAGCTCGAGGGCCACAGGTTCTACGGTTTCTCTCTGCCGAACGACAACCTAACTCTCGTCTACGATATGAGCGACAGGATGTGGTCGCAGTGGACGGACTCCGCCGGGAACTACTTCCCCATCGTGTCGAGCACTTACGCTGTGTCAACAGGCCGGATTGTCCAGCATGCGACGAACGGAAAACTGTATAACCTTGACTACAACTATGACACGGACGACGGTGCAGTTATAACCGTGGATATCGTCACGCCGAACTTTGACGGCGGCACTCGGCGTCGGAAACAGCTGAACATAATGGAGTTCATTGCGGATCAGACGCCGGGGAGTGTTCTTTCTGTCCGCTCGAACGATTCGGATTATCAAGCGGATAAGTGGACGAACTTCCGGCAAGTTGACCTGAATATGAAGAAGCCAATCCTCGCGAACAACGGAACCTTTATGCGGAGAGCCTATCACTTCCGGCATCAGTGCAATGCTCCGCTGCGTATTCAGGCTGTTGAACTTCAGATTGACATTGGAACGCTGTGAGCACGTTTCAGCCGCCGCCCACCTACGCGCTGCCGGTTATCACGGACGAGCGGACAGGCAAGGCTATCTTCAATCCGATCTGGCTCAAGTGGTTCCTTGATCTTGCACAAGGGCTTACGGCGGCAGGCGCAGGTAGTGGAACCGTTAGCAGCATCAACGTGTCTGGTGGCACGACAGGACTTACCTCCAGTGGTGGGCCGATTACAACTACAGGTACGATTACACTGGGAGGAACGCTTGGTGTAGGTAACGGTGGTACGGGCGCGACTAGCTTTACATCGGGACGCGTACTGCTGGGCAACGGGGCTGCCACGTTTTCCACGTATTCTGACTTATCGTGGGACTCAGCCAATGCGCGATTGCAGACAGGGGCTGGTGGATTGCAGCCGGCGGCTGACGGAACGGGGGCCGTAGGCAATGCGAGCAGGCACTTCGCCCAGATATTCCTGGACTATACTAATACGACCGCAGGGACTACCGGCGCGCGGACGATCAACAAGGCGGCAGGTCGCGTGAACTTCGCAGCTGCGGCGACTTCACTAGTCGTGACGAATAGCCTCGTAACAGCGGCGAGTAAGGTGTTTGCTCTGGCGGCTTCAAATGACACAAGCGGGCGAGTGTATGCTGTAGTACCGGCGGCGGGAAGTTTCACGATTTACTGCACCGCACCGGCGGCAGAGATGCCCGTCAATTTCTTAGTGATCAATGCAGACTAACTAATAATAACGGAGCTTCGCATGAGCATGGATGAAACTGAACTGGAAGAGTCCTTGATGGATTGTGGGGTTGCAGGCGAACACACTGATGCGGTTCAGGTAGGTGCCTTGAATAACCATATGCGGAGAGCTGCTTTGCATCACCTGCTTCCGCTGAAACGGGAAGTGCGGAAGATCGGGAATGCGCAACGGGCGAAGTCGATAAAAGACGCGGCATGGCAAGCGAAGGTGGATGCTGCCCTGTTTGATCCAGATGAAGGGTTGATTAATTTGCGTAAGTGGATGACTCGGTTCGCGGTTGGATTGACTACTGTTATTGCAGCAGCCGGTGGAGTTATCTTGTGGATAGTCACGATCGGAAGGACACTCCATTGGTGGTAGCGCCGGAGGAATTGCTGGAAGACCTAGCCACGCAGGGGATCGAGTGGCTAGTACGGGAGCCTTGGGGAGTTGTCGGGCTGCATGAGTACAGAGGGTTTTGCTTTATCCATTGTCGCATCTGGCAGTGGTCAAAGCAAAATCGTAAAGCCTGCGTAGAACATTGGAAGTTAGTCAGGAGTGCGGTGAGAGAACGCGGGTATTCTGTGATGTATGCGGGGTGCTCGTTGCCTGACCGTAAAGGGTATAAATTCCGACAACTTTTCGGATTTGTCGAAGTGGTCAAGTTACCACAAGTCGGACAAGTCCTTATGAAACAGGAGATTTAAAATGGCTGATCCAGTTACCGATTATTTTATCATCGAAGCGCTTACCGCGGGAGCCGCGGAATATGCAGCCGCCGACGTTGCGCTGAGTTACGGTTTGGGTGAAGTGGGCGCTGCCGCTGCCGGATCAGCTGCCGCCGGAGAAGCCGCCGGGGGATTTCTCGGTGAAGCCGCAGCCGCCGATGTAGCACTTAACTACGGTGGAGATGTTGCAGCGGGTGCGTTGCTTACGCCGGAAGTTGCAAGCCTGCCCGCCTTTGCGAGTGGGTTGCCTGAGGCAGCGGGACTTGTCAGTGGAGCTGCTGGTGGAGCCGCTGATGCTTACGCGGGTTCCTTGTCCGGACAAGCCGCCGACCTGATGGCCGCCTACGGGGGCAATGCGAATGCTGCTTTCAGCGGCCCGAGTCTCATCGACACCGCGAAGAGCGCCTTGTCTATTGCTGGCCCGGCTATGTCTATTGGCAGCGGCTTGATGGGCATGGACTCTGCGATGCAGCAGAAAAAGATGGCGCAGATGGCGCTGAACCAGCAGCCGAATATGTGGCAAGCTTCCGGCGGCCAGCAACAAGCGACGAGCCAGTTGATGCAACTGATGAATGATCCGAGCGCCGCGGCGCAGAATGATCCGTCGTTCAAGCTAATGCAAGAGTCCGCTATGCGAGCGAATGCACAGCAAGGGCAGACCTCAGGGGCAGTCGCCAAGGGCGCGGCGATGGCGGCTAACGACTGGTACGGTCAGCGTCTAGCGCAGTATGGTGGTCTTGCGGGTGCGCCGGGAAATGCGACTGGAGCCATGCAAGTCGGCGGTCAGATTCTTAATGGCTCGAACAATATGATGAGCCGAGCCCTTGCGTCAATTGGCTACGGTGTGACCAGTGCTACAGGCGGTAGCACTACAATGCCGCCGGCTGTGCAGCAATGGCTGCTGCAGCAGAAACTCTCTGGCGGGATGGCTGCATAATGGCTGATCCCGGAATGTTCGGAGCGCCGATAGGAATCTCGGCGGCTGAAGACCAGATCAACCAGAACGTCCGGAGTGGTCTGCTCGCGCAGAAGACCCTGGGGGAGATTGCGCAACAGCCGGCGGAACTGGAGATGAAGCGAGCCCATGCGCGGGCTTACGACGCGGAGGCTGCGGAGAAAACAGCGAAGCTGCGTGATCAACAGCTGATGGATAGGGTTAGTGCGCTGGCGGCTGCCGAGGGACGGGAGCCTACGGCGGATGACTTGACGCGCGTAGACAACCCGCCTTCGATTACGGAGCCTTTCGAACGGATACTTCGGATCGCGCAGGACGTAGGGGCTCCAGCTCGTTTAACAATTGATCTGGGAAATAAAATATCTCAGATGACGCGAAACCTTGCTGTGGCAGATAATAACAGGGCGGAGGAAGCGCGGAGGAAACTGACCACGCAGAAGGATCGCGCAGGGATGATTGCTTCGATGGCGCAAGCGGCACTTAGTAATCCGGCGCAGTATCAGCAGCTCCGCATGGATGCGATTAATCGGGGACTGCCGGCGGACAGACTTCCCGAGGCATTTGACGAGAAGGTTATAACCGGGCTGCGTGATGCGGGACTTAGCGCGAAGGAACAGATTGAGCGGAAGTTTAAGGAACTTGACGATAAGCGGAAAAATGCAGCTGAGAAGCGGATGAAAGCTAAGAGCGACGCAGATATTGCACTAGCCGGATCGCGTAGAGATCTTGTTGACGAGCGCTACAAGCAACTGCAAAAGGAAGGTGGCCCGAATTCGCAGTCGGCCAGGGATGCTCGCACGTCTCGGACTGAGACAGCACGGGCAGTCGCCTTTGCTAAGCTGAATAAAGAATACCCGATGGCTCCGGCTGATCCGAAACTTTGGGTTGCCGGGAAGACCTATCGTCTGCCGAATGGAACCTTTATTCAGGCAACGCAGAGCGACGGGAAGATTGGTGGTCTAGCTATTCAAGTGCCGGATGAAGTGCGTCGGACACTTTACGGACGACCCGCAGGTTCAGCAGCTGCCGCCGGCAATGACGACGCTGATCTCGAAGACGATGACGCTGAAGCACTCGCTGACTAAGGACAATCATGGCTAATGACTTCATTCCCGCAGAGCAGTTGCTTGGACTGACCCAGCCGACTGGGATTAAGGAACGAGTGCAGAGTGCCTTTGGCGTAGAAGCCTTCGGGGTTAAGTCGCCGGCTGCTCCGACTGGGTTTAAGAGTGCAGAGGAACTCCTCGGCATTCCCGCTTTCGAGACTGAGGCGCGTAAAGGCCCGAGCTTCTGGGATTCGATTAAGAACGTCTGGGCGAGCCCGCTGAGCGCACCGGCGGCTGAGCCGAAGGAAAAGCCTGACTTTGCCTCGGCGGCTCCCGGCGAGATGATGTACGCAGAGACGCCGGGTGGAGCGGCGACTGGCAGGGCGAAGGCAAGGGGCACTGCGCGAACTGGCTTCACCGTCGAGGGAGATGTGACGGAGCTGCCGGCGATTGCCGTGGGTACTGCGATGCAGGCTTCGGACATGGCTACGTCAGTCGGCAAGCAGTTGCTCGGAGCGGTCCCGTACTGGGCTACGCGGACATACGCTGCGGCGAAGGGAGAGTCGCCCAAGATTGCTGCAATGGCTGGACAGGAAGCGAAAGATTACTTTTTCCCGCCTGAAATTTCTACGCCGTGGGCTAAGGTGGCCGAGTCAATGGGCCCTGAAATGCAGAAAGCTTACAATAAAAACCCGATCGCCTGGGTTATGGAGAAGATCGGAGAAGTCGTAACGCACGGCGCGGAGAAAGCAGAAGCTGGTGCGGGAATACCAATGGAAGATATCATGGCGCTGGCTGATCAGACCATGGGATCGCTGTTCTTCAAGCAATCGCTTAAGCCCCGTTTTCAGGAAGCCTTTGCCAAACGCGTTGAGGATTACAAGGCCAAGCAAGCTGCCAAGGCACCTGAGCCTGACACCAGCAACGTACCGCAGGGTGAACCGCTGATCATCATTGACAGTCCCGCGCAGGTCAAGGAGATGTTTAAGACTGCCGCGAAGGAGGGGACGCCGGTAGCGCGGGAAGCTCAATGGGTCACGGATATCTTCGAGGCGGCGAAGCGCGGGGAAGGTGCTCCGGTTATGCCGGGGGCGCTACGGGAAAGTCGCTTTGAGCCGCCGAAGTGGAAGGCGGAAGAATTCAAGATGCCCGAACGGAGCGGAGGGCTGACTGAGGGTACGGTGATAGGGGAAGTTCCGCGAGCCTTCGACACTGCGGTGGAGAAGCTGCGCACAGGTAAAGCTCCAACGATGACTGCGGAGGAAGTCCTCGCCTTACGCGAGAACGCTAAGATTGACGGCGACGGACTGATCGTTGACCCGCGCTCGGGTAAGCCATTCTTCCAGCGTGGCTCCATCAACCAGGAACAATTTATGCAGTTTATGGCTGCGCTCGGAGTTACCGGAGCTGCGGCGGCTGCAATGGCTAACTGGTATGCTGCGACGGAAGGAATTGCGCTCGCGGGAATTGCCGCCCTGGGAATTACCAAGGGTATGCCGATGAAGGAAGTTCTCGAGCGGATGCCGACGAGTTCGAAGGTGCTGGATCGCCTGCCGAACAAGACAGAGTTCACGCGGGAACAGGTCGCGCAGGAGCTGAAGCGACAGGATGTGACTGGACAAGAACGGGAACTGATTGAGCGGCTTGTTGCAGGGATGCCCGGAGAGAAAATCTCGGCGGCGGAACTGGGGACTAAGTTCCAACAAGCGACGGATAAGTTTATGCTGGAGCGGCAGCAGACGCCAGAGTATGCGGACTACGGGCTGGAGCGTATCCGGCCTGATATGTCTAAGCAGGAAAACTTACGGGGTTTGGCTAGTGATGACATTACGACCACTCTCCACCGCTTGCCCTTCGAGCTCAGCGATGCCAATCACTTCCGCGATCCGAATCTCTTTGGATGGACTCGGAGCTTTAGGGAAGACGGCGTTCGGCACGTAGTGGAGATTCAAAGTGATCTGGCGCAACATACGAAAGAGCTGCCGGCTGAAGCCCGAAAGCAACTTGAAGTTGAAGTTGATATAGCGCAGCAAAATATAACTTACCTAAAGCGTAAAATAGATACGCCTAATGAATGGCTGCCGGGAGATAGTCAGTTTAATATTGGTAAAGAACTTAACCGAGAAAAGTTGAAGCTGGCTGAATTGCTTACAAAGCTTAACGCAAACACGGCGGCTGAAAACGTCGGCCCCCTGCTCAAGAACTGGCCTCGGCGACTGATCCGCGAGGAGCTAGTCGATGCGGCGAAGAACGGGGAGTCGTCGGTGCGGTTTGCGTCAGCGGACACTGTAGCGAAGGTGGAAGGGTGGCGAAAACGGTCTTCGCGCGCCGAGATACAAGATCTTATAGATAAATTCACAGCTCGTCTTGCTGTCGTGGAAGAAGCTAAAAAAGAAGCCGCATTAAAAAGATTGGCGGCTGAAGAGGCTTGGCGAGCAGACACGAATAACAAGCAGCTTCTAAAAGATATGCAAGATGCTCGCGGTGCTTATAATTCACTCGAAAGGGAAATTAGGGAAAAACAAGACTTCATAGAGTTTAGGAAACGTGATCTAGAAACAGCGCAGGAGGTTTCTACATTTGCAGACCCGGCCCATGCTTCAATTTACCAGCGCTACGCCGGTGACATAACTCGCTATCTCAAGACTCTCGGCGGCAAAGAAGTCACCGACGCTCAAGGCCACACCTGGATCGAGGTTCCGACGAAGGGGACTGGCCCGAAGGTTCAGCTGTGGACGCGGCCGGAGACTGTTGCAACAGTCGGGGCAGCCACGGCGGGAGTGCTTGCGCAGACTGATCCGGATAAACTGGAGAGCCTCGGCATCCATCTAGTAGGACTCGGTGCGGCAGGGGCAGCCGCCTTCGGCCACATCAAGCTCAAGGGAATGCCTGAGGGAGACTTGATTCGCCTCGCGCGGGAGGGCGGGAAGGAAGGGGAAGCCGCCTTTGCGAAACTGTACGCGGACAATAAGAAGCAGTTGGAACGGAGTGTCGCCAGCTTCGAACGCACTGGCATCGACGTAGAGGATGTGGTGCAGCGAAGCTTTATCAAGGCCTTCGATGCACTCAAGCGTCCAGCTGACGCCGTTGGCGGGTTCCGTGGGGATTCGAAGCTGAGCACGTTCCTTCACCGCATAGCACAGAACGAGGCGAAAAACCGGATTGCGTCGGCTGAGCGTCGGCCCCAGACCACGGAAGTGACGCCCGAGATTGAGCAGACTGCCGGGCATAGCGATACGCCTGAGAAAGCTGCGCTCAACACGGTGCTTCAGCAACGTATGCAGCAAGCGCTGGATAAGCTGCCCGAGAACTTCCGCAAGCCTTTCGAGATGCGGGAGCTGGAAGGACTGGAGTATCAGGAGATTGCAGATCGCCTTGGCATTCCGATCAATACTGTGCGGACTCAAATCCACCGGGCGAAGGAACAGCTGCAGAAGAATCTGGGGGATTACAAGAATCTGGAAGCGGGACGCGTTGATCCGGAACTGCTTAAGCTTATGGGTGGTGCTGCTGCCGGTGGGCTGGCGGGGTATACGCTGAATAGCTTGATGCAAGGGGATAGCCCGATCAGGGACTCCATCTACGGAGCGCTGACTACGGGAGCCCTAGCGACTGGAGCCGGGCGACGTATGCTGAAGCAGGTGATCACTACGCCCGACGTTGTACTCGGAGCGACTTCGACTCGGCTCCGGAATATGGATGTGGCACTGGGAGACCAGTACGTCCTGCACGAGAAGCGGGTGCTCAAGCGTGTGGATCAACTCCATGATCTGGTCACGCCCTTTCTGACGGAACTGAAGCGACTGCCGGCCGACGTGAAAGCTGCCGTGGATAACGCGCTGCTCAACGGGCGGCTGGACTTGGTCGAGCAGATTCCGGAGCTGAAGAAAGCTTATCCGGGGATTGCTAAGGCACTCGGGGGGCTAGAGTCGGAACTCAAGGGTCTTGGGCGTTTCGCGGAAGGCGTGACAAACTACTTCCCGCGTATCGTCAAAGACCTTGAGGGGCTGAAGCAAGCGCTGGGCGTTGAGGGCGGCAAGGGTCTCGAGCAAGTCCTCATCGACGCCGAAGCTGCGATGCTGAAGAAGAAACGTCGCCCGATGACCGAGGTTGAGCAGAGCATCGTGGTGAATAACTACCTCGCCAAGACTGGTCAAATGTCGTATCAGCCGGGCTTTGCCAAGGGTCGCCGGGTTGAGGAAGTGACGCCGGAACTGCAAAAGTTCTACGAAGACCCTACGGAATCGCTGCTGCGGTATATCTCCGGAGCGGCAGCTGATATCGAGAAGGCGAAGTTCTTCGGGAAGGACTTGGTTAACTCCAAGGCCGGGAAGGATAAAAGTTTCGTTGACACCGAGGCTTCGATTGGAGCGGTAGCCGCCCGGCTGCTCCGCGAGGGGAAGATCAAGCAGCCTCAGGTAGCGGAGCTGAAGAATATCCTTGAGGCGCGCTTCGTCGGCGGCGAACAGGCTATGTCGCAAGGACTGGCGGCTGTACGGAACTTGACGAATACTGGATTGCTCGGCAACGCAGTCTCGGCGGCTACGCAAGTCGGGGATTCGTTGGCGACGATCTATCACTTCGGCATGATTCCAGCTACACAAGCGGTACTGCAAAAGTTCAGCGGAAAAGAAACACTCACGGCAAAAGACCTGGGATTGGCGAACCATGTGGCGGAGGAGTTGTCTGCACAAGGCATCACCGGAACGCTTCAGCAATTCGCACTCACCTACTCGGGCTTCAAAGCGATTGATATGTTCGCCAAGGGACTGGGGCTGAATGCCGCCTTGCTGGAGGCTGCTCGGCAAGTCTCGACGCCGAAGGGCGAAGCGGCTTTCCGTGCCCGGTATCAGTCGACCTTTGGCGAAGGAACGACGAAGCTGATTGAAGATCTCAAGGCCCGGCGGCTGAGCGATGATATGGAGAGTCTGGCGTTTCTCCGACTGTCCGATGCGCAGCCGATTTCGAAAGCCGAGATGCCGGAGGCTTACCTGCGTCATCCTAATGGGCGGATTATGTATCAGCTGAAAACGTATATGCTGAAGCAAGCTGATATAGTTCGCCGCGATGTTTATCAGAAAATTGCCTCAGGCGATCCGAAGCCGATGGCCGTGGGACTGAAGAACCTAGCGGCGTTGGGGACGCTGTATGCTCTGGCGAATGTGCCGGGGGATGTAGTGAAAGCGTTCCTGAACGGACAGGACATTGATCCCTTCTCCACGCCGCAACTGGTCGAGAACGTGATGCAGACGTTCGGGTTGAATCGCTACGCACAAGGGCGGCTGAGACAAGGGAAGGTGGTCGATACGTTGAAGGACTTCGTCACGCCGCCACTCAAAGTGATTGAGGATGTGGCCCTCGGTCGGCCCAAGGCGGTAAGCTACGCTCCGCTGGTCGGGCGGATAGTTTATAACCGCTACATGGGCGGGAATGAGAAGAAGGAAATCTACGAAAACCTGGGTAAGCCCAAGGCGGAACGTAAGCCACTCAGCCCGGCGGCTCAAGCGTACCTCGCGAATAAGCGAGCAGAGCTGAAGGCGAAGAAAGCTAAGGAGAGACTGCAATGACAGGCCGCGCGGATTACCTGGCACTGGGAGACTGGAACACAGTCTGCTACGAGTGTGGGCGCAAGCGCAAGGCGTCGATGCTCAAGAAGCACTGGCAAGGATACTATGTCTGTCCTGAGCATTGGGAGATGCGACAGCCCCAGGACTTCGTACGGAACGTCATAGATAATCAGACGCCGCCGTGGGCTCAGCCGATGCCTGCGGATACCTTTAACTACGTCTGCACGTTCTACTCTGTGCAGGGAATTGCGGGGCTGGCAGTCGCCGGCTGCGCGAGTCCGAATATGTATAACACGAATACTTCTGTAGCTGGCTACGCTATCGCAGGGTACGCGGTCGCCGGAATGCCCTTTACTCTGCGTACTATTCTTTACCCGTAAGGAGATAAGATGACTTCAACTGTGTTTGTAGACCAGTCTACGCCGATTGTCGCGGCTTGGCTGAATGATGTAAATGCGCTGACTTATACTGTGTTCGGTGCGGCGGCCACGGTGGCAGCTGCGCGAACTGCACTTGGGCTTGGTACAGCAGATAGTCCTGCTTTTACTAAGATTGAGGTCGGCGACGGTACGGTTTCTTTGCCAAGCATCGGCTTCGCATCTGACCCAGACAACGGCATCTTCCGCATCGGCACCAACAACTTCGCCATTGCCTGTGCTGGCGCGAATGTGATGGAGTTTAAATCTGGTGGCGAAATCACCATGCCGCTGCAACCTGCGTTCTCTGCGTATAACAGCGCCACGCGCAGCAACGTGACAGGCGACGGTACGAACTACACCGTGGTGTACGACACAGAGATTTACGACCGTGGTGGTGATTTTAACAACAGCACTTACACGTTCACAGCCCCCGTCACGGGCATTTACAGTTTGAAGGGCTGTGTGCTCCTGACGGGATTGAACAACGCCCCAACACAACTAAACATAAGTTTGGTCACCAGCAACCGCACCTACAACGCTGAGGTCAACTCCTCCGCGTTCCCAGTTGGAAACTACCAGATGGACATGATCCGCGACTGTGATATGGACGCTGGCGACACGGCTGTTGTGAAGATCCAAGCCTACAAAGCGCCATTGAGCCTCAGCGCCAACGTGTACGGCAACGCCACCAGCTTCTACACGATATTCCAAGGCCGCTTGGCCTGCTAAAGGAAAACACAATGCCACTCAATATCGAATTTACCCTCACGGACGAAGAACTGGAAGTCATTGAGAATGTGGTTGCTAGCGACCCGGCGCAGGAACCCGGGGAGCGCGTGGGGACCGCGTGGGCGCGGCGTGCGTATCTCGCCCTCGGCCCTGCTGTCGTTGTCGCCAAGGTGGAGAAGTACCGGGATGCCTACCTCACTGCCAAGGCCGAAGCGGAAGCTGCTGGCGTGCCGTACAAGAACGCCGCAGAGCGCGAAGCGGATGCCGCTGCGGAACGGGCTGCGATGAAATGAACATCTTCTTGCAGTCCCTCAAGTCCAAGACCGTCTGGTTGGTCATTGCGATCCTATTTGTTTAAAATAATGGCGACCACCAACGAGTTGGACGTTCGTTTGACCTCGCACGAAGCGGTCTGCGAGCTGCGCTACGACACCATCAACGCCCGTCTGAAGCGTATAGAGCATATCGGCATCAGCGCGGCGGGTGCGATCATCCTCATGCTGCTCCACCTAACCGTCAAAGGACTGTGATGAAAAAGTTGCTCCTCCTCGCTCTGCTGCCTTTCAGCGTTGCCGCTGCCGATCTGATGATCTGCAATGGTGAATACGCGCTGTGTGCCGCGTCTGGCTCCACGCCTACCGGCAAGAAGATCACGGTCAAGGGTAAGGTGTTTGCCGAAGGGATGGCGGTCTGTCCGGTGCTGACTGGTAAAGCAATTGCTAATGGTGAGCTTATGAAGAATAGTTGCAAGGCTCCTCCCGGCAAGGTCTGGTCGCTGTTCTCAACTGTGACCGAGTACCCGCAAGCTCCAAGCTGGGCGGTAGTCACCATGACGCCAAGATCATTTATTACTACCATGGCCCCTGGCGGCGGCATGAGCAACCAGTGGAGCTTTCTCTGCGACAAGCAAGCAAAAAAAGTAAATGGTGTGCAACTTGCTAATTGCTACGGACCGATCAATGAATCGCCTTGGAATAATGGGCATGTAGTACCAGGAACAACCGCGTTCACTGCCGCGCCGGTTGGAGCAGCAAACCCTGTTGGCGGCGATGTACCTTCAAAAGGAAAATAATCATGGGCTGGCTTAGAAAACGTTTTGGCGAGGCATCAACTTTGGCGGGTCTTGGAGTGCTGTTTGCAGTTGGAATTCCACTGGTCCCACCTCAGTACCAACTGCTGGTGCAGGGCATAGCGGCGGCGCTAGGACTTGGTGGCGCAGTACGGGCTGACCCCGGCAACAGCGCGGGAGTTCAAAAGTGACCGCCGCCTGGAAGCGCAAAGAAGGAAAGAATCCAGCTGGAGGACTTAACGCTAAAGGACGAGCTTCCTACAAGGCCGAGACAGGTGGAACACTGAAGGCACCTGTTAAGTCAGGCGACAATCCTCGTCGTGCTTCATTTCTTGCAAGGATGGGTAATATGCCCGGGCCGGAGAAGAAGCCTAACGGCGAACCTACACGTCTTTTACTGTCGCTGAAGGCGTGGGGCGCAAGTTCTAAGGCTGACGCCAGATCTAAAGCTGCAGCAATTTCAGCAAGAAATAAGCGCTAGGGATATCAGGTGACCCCGCACTTTACCCTGGCGGAGTTGACCGTCACCGATCACCGCAGCTTGGACAACACCCCAGATCCGGCGGCGCTGGCGAACCTGCACCGGCTAGCAGAGTTTTTGGAGCAAGTCCGGGAGGTGCTGGGCGGCAGGCCGGTCATGGTCAATTCGGCCTTTCGGTCAGCCGAAATCAATGCCGCCTGTGGGGGCCGGAAGACCAGCCAGCACCTCGTTGGCTGCGCGGCTGACATCCGAGTACCGGGGATGGCCCCGGACGCTGTGGTGAGGGCTGTAATGGCCTCTGGGCTGGCCTACGACCAGCTCATCCGCGAGTTGACCTGGACGCACATCAGCATCCCCAGCGTGCCCGCTGCGCCGCCGCGCCGGATGGCGCTGATTATTGACCGGCAGGGAGCGCGGGCGTTTGTGTAAAATGCGGTTCCGGTCGCCACCGGAAACCCTCTTGAAACCCGCCTGTGAGCGGGTCTTTTTTTGCCTTGGTTTTTTAACCCACCCGCAGGTCTTTGTTATTTGTAAGCATTATTTTTTCTCTCCAAAAGACGCTGCACAACCTTCAACCGAATAAATCCGTGTCGGTGTTTTCCACTCGCGGTTTGGCGCTGGCGTAATCCATGACGGGTCATGCCACACCAGGCGGTTGTTCGGATACGCGATCCACGGCCCGGATTCCAGCGCGATCACATGATGATTCTTGTGCTGGTCTGCGACCTCGCTCCAGCCGGTTTTCATCCAGTCCACGGTGAACAGGTAGTTGCCCTTGCGGATTTGCCCGTCCCGGCCCAGCGCGGTAACCGCATGGCCCTTGAGAAACGGCAGCGCGATCACGGTGAATTCGTAGCCGTAGCTGTCCCACCAGCACGACTGCTCGACCGGCAACGGGTCGCAGGGCTTGCTGCAAATCATGTGCAGCGGGACTCGTGCCCATTGCGCCCCAGAGTCGAGCATGATCTGAAACATTGGCACACGCGCTGGCTCGGCTCGGAACGCAAACACCACCGCAGGCGTGAACTCGCCGTGGCCCGTCTGCTCATCGAACAAGAACTCATTGCGAACAAAACACGGCAGGTACGGGGTCTCGCCCAGTAAAGTCATCGTTACTCCTTGGTGCACGGGGCGGGAGTCATGGTTTCATCCCCTTCAGGGCGTTAGCCCAAGCAGCGCGAGGCGTCGGGCCGGTGCCGAGGTAACGAACTGCCTTGTGTGTTTTGAACACGCAGAACCCGTCGTTGCCGCTGGGCATAAAATAAGTCCGCTCACAGGCTGCCTTGGGCCACCGCTTCAACACACGTTGCTTAGGCGTCATTTCGGCGCTCCGGGTGCTGCGGCGAGCATGGTGCGGTAGTGGGCGTCGCCTAGACGGCGGTAATACTCAATCTCTCCCGCAATGACTTTGTTCACCGCCGCGTCCAGTTCCTTGGCCTTCTCTATGTCGCTGCGGAGGGTCATTTAATTTCCTTTCCTAAACAGTTACCTACCTTTGCACAGCTACGTTCTCCCTGCGTTTGCAGGTGCCTACGCACTGTACGCTCAGAAACTCCTAACCGCGCTGCAATTATATCAACTCCAACATCCCTGTACATTTCCCAGAACAAGGCCTCACAGCAGTAACCTAGGCCCACGGTGATCAGATACTCCACGGAATTCACGCGCGGATTATTGTGGGATAATTCGCGTGAGTTATTCACAGTTGCGTGTCCGGCGTAATTGAAGCAGGTTTTGCCTCCGCCTTTATTGGATTTAGTGCTTGGAGCATCAGGCCATTGACAGTCGTGGCGACCTGCAGCTGGCCGCTCTGGATTGCTCCGGCGAGGATGCCCTCGAAGTTGCGGAAGTCAGGGAAGTAGATATGGATCATCTTGTAGGCCTCGGCGTAGCTGACTGAACCACGGCGGCGAACGAAGTCGATGAAGCGTTCAGCCTGAAGGGAATCTTCGCTGCGACCGATTCGCGAGAAGACCCGGTGCATGTCACGCTCGATATCTTCGAGCATGGTATTGGCGAGCTGGAGGTCTTCCGCGGTGATGATGAGGGAACTGCTGCGTGAGGCACTCAGCACCATGGCGACCTTGTGCATATGGGTCTGCTTCCGAGCGGCGTAGCCCTCGAGCATCTGGTCGTCCATCCTCGCCATAGCATCTTTCCAGAAGGCCTCGTACCACTTGCTCCCCCACGCGCGAGCCTCGGGAGTAAGGACGAACGGCCCACAGAGCATCGAGATCTTCTCGAGGTCAGCGATCAGATTTGCCTTGAGCTTCGCGTCGTCCTTACCGACTTGCTCATCGACGTAAGCGATGTACTTCTCTTTCCGGTCGCCGTAGACGAAGACGCAACGGGAGGACAGGCCGCCGCCGATCATCGCTTGGGGCATGTTGTCTGCGATCCAATGGGGAGTCGTGCCAGCTTGGAGATTAATCCAAGGTGCCTCGATCATGTCGTTCCCGCTCATCTTAGTGATCTTCTCGTAAGTCTTCTTGCCATCCCAGAGCTCGATCAAGAGGTTAATCATGTCGCGGTCTTGGAGGTTGAGCAAGGAGCCCAACTCAGAGGCGACCAAGGTGAGGGGAGACATAGGATGGAACTCCCCGTTGTACTCGAATGACTCGCTGGCCTGTGCGAAGGCCGTGACAAGGGCTTGCCAAGTGATCGCATTCGGCCCGAACTTAATGCCGGGGACTTGCTTGAGGAGGTCAGTCGCTATGTCGATGGTGGTGGACTTGGCTACGATTCCCGGCGGCGCAACGTAGATGATGTAGAATGACGGATACCAGCAGTACCGCTTCATGTCCAGCCAGACCCGGCGGCGAAGCGCTCCCGCGACCGTGCCCACGGCGGCCCAGAAGTGCATACGTTTCGGCGCTTCAGTCACGGAGGAGTACTCAAGATAGGCCTTGATCCAGTCAGGGTAGTTACGCACAGTCACCCCACGAGACTAGGCTGGTCTTGATCCCGGTCGGGATGATCAGCGGGTCTTCGTAGGGGATCTGAATTCTTGAAGCGACTTGCATCTTGAGCAGAAGAGTGTCAGTCCTATGTGTTGGGAATTGACCGGCAAGGGAATCGTGAACTTGAAGGAGCACTTGCACTTCGGGCAGCTGAGTGTGAAAGTTGAGCCAGGCCCTGTTAATGACGATTCCAACTGTTGACTGGGGAATCCATGCCACAGCCGCCGGAAAAAGTAGATCGTCGATTCTATCGAATATGTACCAGCGGTAGCCAAAACGATTCTCAACGAATCGGTGCTTCGTGACTTGATGAATGACTCTCTCATGCCATTGAAGGATGCCCGGGTGGGACGCAAACCAACGTTTCTGAGCAAGGTCGATCTCGTGGACGCCCCTGCCCGTGTGCGCTGCAACCGTCTTTGCCTTACCGAGGTAGTTAGTAGCATGGCAGAATACCTTTGCGAATTCTCTTGAGTGAAGGCGAGGGCCGCGATGATCCCAGTAACGGCCGTGGCTCTCAACGAGTTCCTCAAGGGGCGGAGGTTCCTTGTTGTCGATACCATAAGTGTTGAGCAGGTGAATGTCTGCGCCCATCTTGAGGGCGGCTTTGAGCATCGGATCGTCAGCTTCCCATACCACGACCTGCAAATCCGCCCGATCCAAGTCCATGTCGAAGAAAGTGAAGCCGGGATCGGGGACGTACATAGACCTGATGTTCGGCATACGGAAGTCCATCGAGCCACGCTTGGCGGCTTTGCCCGAGGACTTGGACTTCTCCGAGGGAATGGTCTGGAGGTTGCCGCCGGAGTTGAAGGCGTTCTTGGAGCTGCTGAGGCGATAGGAGTACGGGGCCGACTTGCCGCCGGCATCACCAGCGATGTTGAAGGAACAACGCATCCGGCCATCAGAGTCCAGCGGCATCATAACGAAGTCACCGAGGAACTTGTTCAGGGTACGAAGGTCAGCAATGGCATTGCAGATCGGACGGATCAGGGGCTCCCTCGCGGCGATCTTCTGGAGAGCCTCGTCGTCACAGGTCGGCCGCATCACAGTCCGTCCGTCGGCGACTGTACGCTTGTAGATCACAGGCTGCTTCAGGTCGTCGTAGAACAGCGCTTGCATCTGCTTCGGAGAGGAGATGTTGATGCTGTGTCCGAGCAGGTCGAATAGGAAAGTCTCACGGTGGGAGATTTCTTCCTGAATATCCAGCGCCATCTGAGAACGAGCAGTCGGGCTGACCGGGACACCGCGCAGCATGGCCTTGAGCACCGGCCAGAACATCTGCTGTTGGGCTTCCTCGACTCGCGCAAGGCCCATGAGCTTAACGGTCTGCGCAAGGACTTCCCCGACTTCGCGGGTGTAGACGCAGTCTTGGAGGTTGTAACGCCAGCGAACGTCCTCGGGCACGTTAGCCGCGATCTTCCCTTCGTCCTTCCAGTAGATGTACCAGTCAGCATACATCGACGCAAGGAAGGCCAGGCCCTTGGGCAACGCCGCGAATACGGAATGCTGGCTGACCATCGTATCTTGGCCGCCGTTGGGAGTGAAGTGCCAATGGCGGTGGACATACTGCGCGTCATACAGGCCGTTCTGCCAGCGCACTCGGACGTTCTTATGGGTGAGGATGCGGTAGAGCTGGAATATGATCTCGCCCTCTTCGCCCTCGCTCCAGTACCCGGCCTGCTTGCCGGCAGCCATCAGCGGAATGCAGATAGCGTCCGAGCGCGACCAGCTGAAACCAATGCAGTCGATGTGTCCGCCGCGAGTCTCAATGTCGAAGTCCAGCCAGACAGGTTCGGGAGAAGTCTTGGCGAGCGTCCAGATCTTAGCCGTAGTGGAGACAACGTCTTGGTACGTCGGGCGAACGATGAAGTTCCACTCGGGCTTATTGTCGTACTCGCGGCTGAGCATGTGACGCTTCACGCGGCGCAGGTCGTTAAGGACTACAGCGCGCTGGTCGTACTGCTTGAAGATCGTGGACGGATGGAGAGTCGGGATCACCTTCGGCGGCGTCCAAGGCTCGAATGCCTTATCCAGTCCGCCTGGATTACCGCCGCCATAGGTAAGCAGCGAACCGCGCCACTTCAGCACACTCCAGTTCCCGGTCAAGACCCACATAGCAAGGTTGCCGAAGGCCACGATGATGTTCGGCTGAACCATATCCAGCTCAGCCCACAGCTCGGAGATACCTTCGTGGACTTCCTTGGTGCAGAAGCGATCCTTGAACTGAGTGTGAGCAGCGGTTACGTCTTTCTTGGACTTGGCGATGAAGGCGCTAAGCTGGCCTCCCGGCGGCCGCACCTTGAGTACGTTGGTGACGTAGCACTCGCTGCGCATAATCCCTGCTTCGTGGAGCATCCGGTTCAGTTCATTCCCAATGTGGTCGGAGAAAGGTGCACCAGCATGAGCATCGCGCTCGCTGGGGAACTCTCCGACCAACATGATCCGGGAAGGTATCGGGCCCTCGCCTCGAACTCGCATAGCTTACCTTTCTTATTATTACAAGCCAATGCCCAGATCAAGTTCCATCTGAACCTTGAGCTGCTCTATTCTCCCCACGGCAAGACCGTAGAAAGCCTGATCAAGCTCCACACCAGTCGCCCGACATTTAAGGGCGTGAGCGGCAGGGAATATCGTACCAGTACCCATGAAGGGGTCGAGTATGGCGTTCCCAGGTAGAGCGGATCGACGGAGAAGCTCTTCGTACAAAGCCACAGGTTTCTGCGCGGCATGGCCAATATTACTATCAGCCGGGAAGTCGAGCACATCACCTGCCATCTTAAGCGTGGTACGCTTCCCTTTGACACAGTAGAGTATGGTTTCATACTTTCTCTGAGGGCCGTTCTCCGGCCAAGGTGCGCGAGATCCTGCTCGCTTGAGCCAGATGAGGGGGGTACGGAAGACCCACCAGCCTGCCTCGAGGAAGAGGGACTTGAGCCGGGGGAACAGGTCGATATCGCAGAAGGCGTAGAGGTGCGCCTGTGATTTCGTGATGCGGAAACCTTCGATAGCCAGCGTTGAATAGCAGCGAAGCGCATTGTCTTCATCGTCCTTGTATCCGTGAGCGCCGGCGGCTAGGCCACCACTGTCGCCAAACTCGTCCGCACCCATACCGTAGGGCGGATCGGTCAAGATTACATCAAACGATTCTGCCGGACATTGCCGCATCCAGGCGAGGGAATCTTCGTTAAGCGCTCGGTGCTCGTCGGCTGTGAACGTCCGGCCAACGCGCTCGCCAAGATCGCGAGCCTTTGTAGCCGCCTCTTGTTTCTTGAGAACTTTGAATGCTTCATCTACAGTCTTGGCTCCTCGAACTTCGGGATTGTCAAGGTGACGCGCAACGATAATCTCCCGTCGGGTAGTCTCCTGATTGACGCCTTCGCTAGAGCCGCGTACTTCAAGAGCAATTGCGGCCACGGTAGGAGGAGCTTCCCCGGCTGCTGTAGCTATGCGGGTACGTAAGGAACTGAGACGACTGACCGCGGCGGCTTGCTCTTGCCAAGTGAGGTCTTCCCTGTGGATGTTTTCTTCGAGCTCAGCTTCTTCGTAGGCAATTGGGTCTAGCTCCTCGAGCAGTGTGTAGGGAATGTGACCGAGCGGAACGGGCTGACCATCGTGCCGGATTTCCTGGCCGAGGTCTGCAAGGTCGGTGCAAGCGCGGAGCCGCCGTTCACCAGCTACCAAGAGGAAAGAATCTCCTTCCTTGCGGAGGATAACCGGGTGCAGGAGACCGCGCCTTGAGATACCATCGGAGAATTCGTGCAGTTTCGCCGCGTCGAAAAGCCGACGCTGGCGATTTTCAGGAATGCGGACAAGGGAGATTTCGATTGTTTTCACGCGAATGTCCTCTGTTGAAAAGGTGGCCGCCGGCTTGGATTTGGGTCGCTGCCCTCACTACCATCCGGCTCTCACTCTCGACCTCGGCCAGCGAGCGGGAGTCGAACCCGCCTTGATCGGTACTTACGCCGGCAGGATCGCGGCAACGCGCTCTTGAATCGCGTCGTTGTACAGCTCGTGCGCGATCTTGACCTTCACGACGCGGCCCTGCAGCATCCGCCAAGCGAACGGCTCGCCCGGCTTGTTGAGGTCAGCCGCCTCGCGGTAGGCGCGCTGCTGGCGGTTCTTGCCCTTGCCGTTGTCGATGCTGCCCTGCGGGGTCAGATCGAGGAAGGCGCGGTCAGTGATCGTCAGCTCGGGCGGCAGACCGAGGCCCTGGACTGCGGCGGGGATCTGGATGCGCAGCGGAATGACCATCGACAGCCACGGCTGGCCGATACGGTCGCCCTTGCCGATGGTGCCCGAGTCGGCCTTGATTTCGCCGATCACTGCGGTGTAGCAGGCATCTTCGGACTCGGGATTCTCGGTCGGGAGAGGCGGACGCTTCTCGTTGGTCTCGGTCTGCTGCGCGTCGAGGAACAGGGTAGGATCAAATGCGGAAGTCATGGTTGGTAATGCTCCTTAAGGGTTGTGAACAGTTAACGCACTGTCCGTTGCGTGGTGCTCAGGATTGGACGGGCAGGACAAACCTCATCGCGGCGTCCAGTTCTACCCATTGACCTTGAGTCCAGACGTAAGCGACATTGGGCTTGAGTTTTGCCAGATCGCCTTCTGTCGCGGACTCAGGGAGAATGTCTAACGGAGTCATGTCGTCGAATACCCGCTGGAATATGGCGCTCACAGCCCGCTCCTCTTCTTCCAAACGTCGAAGATCAGGGCGAAGTTCGGTTCGATCTTGGACTTGATGCCGAGGCTGCGCGTCTTCGTATCCACCCCATAGGCCGCCGTGTCCCAGTAGAACTTGTCCGCCTCGCGCGTGGTGTAGATGATGTCGCTGAACAGCGTCGGAATTTCAGTGGACAGCGCCTTACCAATGGCCTTAATCATGACCTTGGTCGCCTGCGTCACCGGGTCTTGCTCGCGGTCAACGTGGGCAGTCATGACGAAGGGACACTCGGTGCCTTGGGTGTGGAGGCGCAGGAAGTTCATGAGCATGTTCTGGGCCACGCCGTAGTCGCCGGGACTGGCCATCGGGCGGCTGCCAATCTGCATCTTCATCGCGGCGTTGGAGGTCTCGGTCAGACTATCCATTGCGAAGATGCGGGTGATCGGGAAGCTGTCCACGCCGCCGAGGGACTTCCCAGTCCGATCATCCACGAAGTCAGAACAGGACTTGAGAATCTTGAAGAAGGCGTTGTTGTCGCCTCCGCGGTTCGCGTCGATGGACTTGGCGAGGGC